AGACATATTAAAGGTATTGCTGTCACCTATAAATGAAAAATAACCTGTGTAAGTATCTGCCCATATATCACCAAGAAATTTATTTGATGCACCTTTCTGCAATACATCTAAAGTCATACTTGCACCATCTAAATCTAATGGTGTCATATTAGAAGCACCAGCTGTAGCATCAGAACCTCCTATAATATTACCCCCACCTCCAACTTGTTCTATATCTAAATTAGATGTTGCACCAGACTGATCAATATATACTTCATTATCAGCCCCGTATATTGGCGATACATTCATCATCACAACTAAGCTTATCAATGCCAGTATTTTTATTTTTTGGTTTCCAATAGCCTTCTTCATAGCCCTCCTCTATTGTTTGTAAAACAGCTTTCTCTACTGCCATTTGTAAAGCTATATTGATTGATTCATTTTCTACGATACCACTTTCTATTTCAACTAACTCAGTATTATTAGCATAAAATCTAAATACATCAGAAGATATGGATGCACTTAATATTGATTTAGTAACTAATACTTCTAATAGTATTTTACCTGTGCTTACAGATACAGTTCGTAAAGATATGGTAACGGTATCTTGACGATATTCTTTAGAGCCACCTATTCCGAGATATCTTGCTCCTGCTCCACCTGATTTAACATTAGTTTCATATCCTACAACTCCACCTTCCATTAATATTCCAGCAAATAACAAAGGTTTTACCTTTTGTTTTTCGTCAAAACTTTCTCTGGTAGTGCGTATTATTTGTCTTTCTTTAGTTAAATTATCTAATCCTGTGCGTTCTACTACATCAAAAACACCAGAATGTTTTAATGCTCTAATTAAATAAGCATCTGGCGACTGTGTAATAGCGGTACTAAAACTAGCATATTGACTATTACTTCTACGTTGTCCTGTATTATCTTTAAATGCAGAAGGATATATGGCTACTACAGGTTTTTTTATTGGCTTATCAACTTCTGCAAGATTTGTAAGTAATGATCCTACTTTTGCTAATTCTATTTCTCTTATAGGCGGTATAGCATTATCTAGTGGAGGTATAATTAAAGAACAACTAGAAAGTAAAAGAACCAAGAGGTACAGTAATTTCTGTTGTGTTGCCTTCTTCATCTGTAATAATTAATGTTACTTTATCGTCCTCTACTCTATATTCTATAGTGTTGCCTTCTAATTCAAGAACACCAAAATCAGAAGCTGTTTCTCCAAATAAACTATCTACTAATTGTCTACTTAATTGTGCGTATATTCTGCTTTCTAAATTACGTATAAATCTAGCAAGTGTAGTATTTTCAGCTTCTCTTTCTAAATCCTCTACATAAGCTTTTATTTCTTCTCGTATAGCTTCCTTTCTTGAAAACTCTTGATTTTCTATAGTTAAATAGTGACTTGATGTACCAACGCCTGAAAAACTAGGATTTTTAAATTTATGCACCATTTCATCTGAATACATAGGCAATGAAAGTAAAAGTAAAATACTAATCTTTTCTTTGATCATCTCTATCTGCCTTTGCAATCTTGTTGCTATCTATTAACTGTGGCACACCTAGAATAGTTTTAATTAGTGTATCTTGACGAATAATTTCATTATCTAAACTGCGTACCCTATCTATTAATGCTACTAATATTCCATGTTGAGAATCTAACTTAGTACCTAATCTTGATTCCATTTGTTCTATTTGATCTGCAACTTTGTCGTCTAACACGTCTAATTTAGTTTCCATGCCATCAATAATTCTATTAATAAGTTTCCATATAAAAAAACCTAATCCTAATGCAGCAGCTATTGGAAAACCGACTTCATTTATAAACTTAATTGCTTCTTCCATTACACAATAGGTTCAAATTTACCTAATTCTATAAGTCTAGTTCTGTTTGCATTGTGAACAGCTTCTATTGCTTCTTTGCTTTGACCAAAATAAGCAGCAGCATGATAATTATCAATCATAGCTTTATTAATGTTTACACCATCAACTACTACATCTCCAAGAACTCTGCCAAATTTTCCTTTAGAGTCTTTAAGTTTTGTTTGTATTACTACTTTAGTACCATTATCAATAGCATTTTTTAAGAAAGCCGAAGCCAGTTTTCCTCTAGCTTTCTCATCTTTGTTACGAGTACGTGACTCGGGAGTATCAATACCATATAAACGAACACGGCACTTATACAAAATATCAAAGCCAAGGTCCAAAACAACATCCACAGTATCGCCGTCAACAACTCTTTTAACTTCACAACTATACTCATACATTGTTTCACCTTTTTTTCTTAACTTTTCTTTTTTTCTTTTTAGAAGGAGGTTTAGTTATTTGATTTTTAATATTTGCCCTACTAATTACCATTTTACTTTATCCGCCCAATAAGCTGCTGACATCTTGCCTTTTTTAATATTTTTGCCATGTCTTGCTTTAAAAGATTTACGTTTTGCTTTCATACGTGCAGATTCACCTTTTTTTGGTTTACCAGCAGTACCACTAACTGTTCCAACTTTTTTACCTTGTTGCCCAAAACGAATAGTTTTTATTTTGTCACCTTCTTTAGCAACAACAATATGAGATTTTTTAGGATGATTAGGAGTACGTTTAGGTTTGTTAAAACCACTAACTCCTGCTCTAGCCAATCTTGGGTCTTTCTTTTTAGCCATTATCTTTTCTTTCCTTTATGTAATCCATGTTTGGCGTGTTGTTTACCTTTTTTAGTAGCTGCTCTTTTTTTCTTATTAGCTGCTGCTAGTTTTTTTCTGCCTTTTGGAGTTGACTTAAGTTTTTTTATTGTTGAAGCTGGTGCATATACCTCTCCTGTCTCGGAAGACTTTTTTCCACTAGGAGTTCTCCACTTTTGTTTAGTCCACCTTTTAAGACTTTTTTGTGTTTTTTTTAGTGCCATGTGCTTTCCTTATTGCTTCTTTACCTTTTTTAGCTATTTGTGCTTGTGTTGGTTTACCTGCTACTTTGGCTCTTTGTTCAAGCACAGTAAGAATTTGTATCTTTCTTGCAAAAGGTTTTTTAATTTTTTTTACTTTAGCTACAGTAGCCCTAGCATCTGCGGGTGTAGCAAACTTTATTGATACTGTATCTTTAGGATTTTCATCGGTATATAGTCTTCTACCGCTACCTTTAGGTTTTTTTCCTGTTCCCTTTTTTGGGTCTTTACTCTTCTTCTTCATCAAAACCTTCGCTATATAAATTATTAAAAGTTATTGCAGGGTCTGTATAACTCTGATGACCTTCTGCCGAATGAAGATATTGGGATGGTGTAAAATCTGGTGCACCTTCCCCTGTCCTCCATAAAGCCGGACTCGTAGCCCTTACTCTATTATTTGGTAAAGCTACTATGTTTCCTTGCCATTCACAATCCTCTGTAATATATAAAACATGAGACTGTTTATGTTGGTCAGGACTATCTGCAATATCGTTATCTGTATAATCAACAGTAAATAAATAACGACTTTGATAAAATTCATTATTAATTTTTGCTACCCAAGGACTAGAGCTAACTCTGTCCATAACAATAACTGAGTGATTTCTTGATTCACAATCCCAAGGTTGCACTAAATGATCTTCCATACGGTCAGGAAATTTTTCCATAGCCATATCAAAAACTAATGCTTGTATAGGCATTCTTGCCCACATAGCACCACCATGTACGTTTTCTAATCCATCATCTAAGTCTATTTCGCATCCAGTAAAAACTACTTGAAAACTCAATGACCTATCAGTAATTGTATTAACTGCTATCGCTAATGCGTGTATATATTCACCGTGATAATCTTGATGATCACAAGTAAATTCTTTTCTCACCCAACATTTAAAATAAGGTATGTTGCTTATTAAATAAGACATATTCTGCTCCTTTTATCTTAGTTTTTGTAACCGCCCCCTTTGGCTTTGTATTGTTTAGCTAACATTTGTGCTTTCCTAGCACTCCATTGTCCCGGTTTTCCGCCTTTAGAACCTGCTTTAATTTTATTAAAAAGCGACTTTCTCATTCCGGGTTTTGTGTAGTTACCAGCTTCATTAACTTTGCTCTTACTTTTCTTTTTAGTAGAACCACCCTTTTTAAGTTTTAAACTTTGCAAAGTCTTAGCTTGCCTAGCGTGTGTCTTACTAGCTTTCTTTAAACCTTTAACTACTTTATTAACTTTTGCTCTAGTTTTATTTGCGGGTTTTTTTTGTGGCATCTTTATTCCTCTTGAATGATCTATTTTTAGTCTTGCTTGTAACTTTTAAGTTACTTTTTTTACTATTTCTTGGATTACCGTCTTTGTGGTGTACGTCTTTTCCGTCACCTTTTTTTACTTTTTTTGCTTTAGTAAGAATACGTCTAGCTTTATTTCGACTTGCTCTATCCTTTTTTTGTTTAGGCTTGCCTTGATAATTATCGTATTCTTTTCTGTAATTACGCATTACTTAATAAATTCAATATATCCTGCAAAAGTTAGCATTATTCCATACAAACCAACTAACATTTTGTCTATCTTGTCAAAACGTTTGTTACCTTCTTCAAGTCTTTTATCTATATTTTCATAACGCAAAGAACACAAGTCTTCGTGTCCTTTTAAACGCACTTCAAATAAATCAGTTGAATCAGGCATTATTTATCTTTAGCTTTACCTATATTTAAAGCTAAAAAATCTATAACTTTATAAAGTTTCGCTAACCATTTATCTCCTTGAGGAGTTGGTGTAACCGCAGCTACAAGTGAGGCTATAGCTATAATAGCTGTAACCCACATAAATAAATTAATCCATAACATTACTTTTCTCCTATCTTTTTAGTGATTGACTCTACTTGCGATTCTTCTTGAGAAGCTTCTGCTAAACTCTTAATCTGCTCCATAGTTTGTTTTCTTATTGCAGCTATAGCTTCTATTTCTTCACCTTTCCAAGCACCTCTTTCTGTTGCTACGTCTAATATTTGTAGAACATTTACAAAGTATTGTTGTTCCATAATTTATCCTAGTGTTTTGGTAACGCTTGTTGGTGTTATCTTTTCTGCTATCTGTGCATCTAAGCCTGCTTTCATAGCTATAACAGTATCAGCAGTTAAAGCAGCCTCTACCCAACCTTGAACTTTAGCAGCATCAAGACTCGACCAGTTGGTAAAAGATGATAAATCAGAAGTATCTAAACCTTGACTTGCATAGACTGTAGCAGTCTGTGGATTGCCGTCTGAATCGTTATTAGTATCATCTGTTGCTGTTAGTCTCCAATGCACCTTATGCACTACATTAGATTTACCACTTTTTGTTGGGTACACATCACATTCAGAAACATCCCAAGTATAATTAATTGCCATTATTTTTCTCCTTTAACTCCAAGGTGTGAATTGCTGAACACCAAATTGAACAGGAACTAATTTAGTTTCTGAACCGCTAAATGTAACTGCTTCTTGTGCTATGCCAACAATCATAGAAGGATTGTCTGTTGCTTTCATGCCTATACCAGCAGTTGATGAAGTACATATACCATCACCCACTTCTATATTACCACCTGAGTTATTACAAATTATATGTCCATCACCTAATATACTAATATTGTGCAAATTATTTGCATAAGTTCCAGTTGTAGGACACATAGGGGAAGGTCGCATATTACTTGAATATGCACCTAAAACTTTTTTACTATTAGCAGATTGTGATTTTTGTACTGTATATCTAATACTTTGTCTTTTATTTGCTTCCGTCAAATAAACTGAAACTACCTCTACAAGAGTGCCATAAGGATAAGCGTCTGAATCATCTGATGGATTGTCTGAATTTGGCACATTAACTTCGTGATGAGCTGTAAATGCTCCATAAGTGACAGTACCACCAGAGGAAGTTATTGAACCTATACCAGTACCATCACCATCTTGGAATGTAAGCATAGTATTTGTACCACTATTATCATCTGTACCACAACGTATCATAGGTCCAAATCTATTAACGTTATTTCCATCACATATAAATGCTCCAGTAAATTTATTATTGGAATTTTGAAAAATTTGAAATTTTGCAGAGTTGCCATCTAATGTTGTCGAACCAATTAGTAAAGTGCCATCGGCAAATCTTGCGTCTTCTGAACTAAATGTACTAAAAATTATGTCCTCAGAACTTGATATTGTTGCATCTGTGCCATCATAAGATAACTCTAATTTATTACTTGCTGATGCTGAAGTCCTCTGCATCCTCAATACTGCACCACCAGAGGCATCCATGTGAAGGGTAGTTGCTGGACTCGTAGTTCCTATGCCTACCACCCCAGTTTCTGCAATGTGTAACCTTGATGTGTAACTTACTTGAGCATCAGCCGAACCGCCACTACCATCAAAGGTAAAGAAGTTTATATCTCCAGATGTTAGCTGTATACCGCTTGACGCACCACCACCATCTAAATAAAAATTATTACCGCTACCTACATAAGAGTTATTTAAAATATGTGTAGCACTTCCGTTTCCTCCACCACTATCTTGAAAAGTTGCTCCACCTACTTTTAATCCTGCGTAAGATGAAGAACCCATATCGTTAAAATCGTTGGTTGCTATGCCTACTTGATTATTACCACCATCAACAAACAACATGTTAGCGTTTCCGTCTGATTCAACTCTAAAGTCTAAGTTTTTACTGTTATCATTAAATGCAGTTTCAGTAGCATCCATTAATATTCTTGATACTCCAGCAGTACCAGCCAATATTGTAGCTACTTCAATACGACCATCTTCTGTTCCATCAGAAGCATCTACGATTCTAGTGTCTATAGCTGCATAAACTACATCTTGAGAATTATCGTTTCTACCTTCAAAATCTATTAAACCTATTGCGTCACTATCTGCTGGTGAACCTGAGTTTCTATACATTCTAAGGTTTGGACCACTATTAGCATCTGCATCTGTAGATGTAAGGGTTAAATTGTCTGAGTTATCTGATACTGTAATTGTTGCACCAGCAGAAGAAGTTATAGCACCATCTACCTGTAGCGTAGAAGCCATATCTACAGCACCATCTATATCTACTATATCAAGGTTAGATGTACCATCTACATCAATACCTCCAGCTAAGTCTATGTCACCAGCTAAAGTGACTGTTCCTGTTACACCAAGAGTTCCGCCTATGGTTGCATCATCTGTAACTGTTAAATCGTCTTGTACTTTTAAATCTACAACATTCAAACTAGCAAAAGCATCAGTTACTGCTGCTCCACTACCAGCACCATCTAAGTAAACTGCTTTTACATCACCAGCTGGTATGGTTACGTTAGCACCAGAGCCTTGTGAAATAATTATGTTTTGAGAACCGCTTGT